GATGCAGCTTGTAATGAATTAATAATATCATCTTCTAAATCATATAACACATTGACTATTCTTTGTTCGTGTTGGTCAGCTAATTTAGCTAATATTTCTGTTTTTGTAGCCATTCATTATTATTTCTTTTTCTTCTTTTTCTTCATAAGAGATTTAATTGATATTTTTCTTTTTTTATTTCTTGCTTTTGCGTATGGCATTGACTTTCCTTTTCTTTATAGTGTTGTGAGCATAAAAGTTCCCTGCTAATGCTCGTACCAATGGGTTTACCATAGTTTGCGAATTTTCCACAGAAACATTTTTGTTTTTCTTGTCTTTGTTCATGAGTCCAATTACATAACTCAATAAGAGTTGCTTTAGTCAATTATTCTTGTACTTCTTCACCTTCGATTGCAGGTGTTGCGAATTGTCCGATAGGTGAAGTTTTAGCATCTATTTCATTATCAATAGCTGTAATTTGTTCGTCATCATCTACTACTGCTCTTGCAATTTGTTTATCTACTTCTTTCGTAAATGTTTCTGATTGAACGCCACTAGCTTTGGCTCTTTGTAAGAACTCTAAATCACTAGCAAAATCTCTAAGGTCAAATGATTCAGGGTAAATAATCTCACCATCAAAAACTTTGTTCTGCCATTTAGCAAATAATCTCCATATTTGCTCCTCTGCATTTTGTAAATAATCAGCTTTTTCACTTAATCTAGCATTTAATAATTGAAATTCTGTTTGTAATGCTATCCCACTTTGAACTCTATCTGTACTAGACCTGACTGCTCCCATGTGAGTAATTCTATTAATAGCTTCTACTTTCATATTTATATTGTTCATAATGCTATCTAATGATTGAGAACTTGGTTGTATTATGTATGGTTTTAAGTTTGAATCTAAATCTTCAGGCATTTCTATTATACTTCCTGCTCCTGCACTAGCTTCTACATTAGGAGTTTTAACTAAACTTGGGTGATTAGATAATCTAATAAGCTGTTCCATTTCTGAATAATCGTTGTAAATAGACTGTTGCAATTCTGCTACATCATTTAAATCAGATATA